CAGCAAAAAATAATAGGAAAAGGAGGAAGTTAGTCATTGAAAAAGTAGATTTATCAAAAGGTAAACAGCGACTAAAGGACGTATATCATGAATCTGATTACGCTGATGTTTACGAAAAATATAAAGACCCAGCAACAGTTTATGCCAAAAAGGTATTGTCAGGTGAAATTGTCGCAGGTTATAAATTACGGCTTGCCATGTTTAGACACGTTCGAGATTTAAAGCGTGTTATAGAAAATAATGACTCAGACTTTCCTTTTCATTATGACCTTAAAGAAGTGAAGTACATTTTAGCCTTTTCTCAATTAGCTCCAGATGTTGATGCAGGTGTGCCATTACCTTTGATGCTTTGGCAAAAAGCCTTGCTATCTTTAACAATTGGTTGGCGGAGAAATGATGGCTCTAAACGTTTTTACAAGGCGATTGTGAGTGTGGCCAGAACCAACGGTAAGACGTATCTGATTAACATATTGATGTTATATGCCTACTTGGTGGAGGCTCAGGGACATTACAACGTCAAGCTATTACTATCAGCACCAGTAAGCACGCAGCTCACAACAGGTTGGAATTACCTTATGCTGACAGCTAATAGATTGGCTACGTTACCTGAATTTAAAAAGCAGTTTATTGATGACAAGATTGACGTTCAAGAAACACAAATTAGAGCAAGGTCATCACGTAACTTGATTGAAAAACAGTCAGCTCAAGCAGGTAATTTTGATAGTAGTCATTACCTTTTTGCCGTACTTGATGAAGCAGGGTCAGACAACATACCACCAGAAGTAATTGCAAAGATTAGTTCAGGCCAGGTACAGATTCCTAATCATCAATTCTTCCAAATTTCAACGGCATATACAAATCCTGATGTTGGATTTAGAAAAGCTGAGATGGATATGACAGAAGCCATTGAACGTGATTGGGAACGTGAAAAGGAAGATACGCTTTTACTAATTTGGGAGCAGGATGACATATCAGAACTTGATAAGCCTGAGACATGGATTAAGAGTAATCCTATCATGAGTTTAAAATACGACACCATGATTAGTTCTATGAAATCTGAAAGAGACACAGCTATTAGTAATGGCCGAGAGAGTGACTTTATCAGCCGTAACTTAAACACTTGGATTCAAGATGTGTCACTTAGCTTTTTGTCAGTTGATGACATTGAAGGGGCGATAGATGATGCAGCTCCATTTGATATGAGGGGACGTGAAGTCTACATTGGTTGGGACTATAGCGTGAAAGCCGACACCACGGCTTTTGTATTTGCTTTCCCATACATGGTTGGGGACGAGGAACACGCTTATATCCATCACTTTAGCTTTGTCCCAACAGCCGTCACAAACGGGGATATCCGTATGAAGGAAAAGCAGGACAAGTTACCTTATCGTAAAGCTGAAAAAGAGGGTCACGCCTTAATTAGTAACTTACCCAGCGGTGATATTGATGATGATGTGGTGTATGACTGGTTGTTATCTTTCATTGATGAGTATGAGTTAGATGTTAAGTATTTCATCTATGACCATTATCGTGTGACCAAGCTCATTAAGATGCTAGAACAGAACACCGACCTAGACCTTATCCCATTAAAACAAAACTTTATGACCCTAACAGAGCCAACGAAAGCATTAAGAAAAGCGTTTAACCAAGGACGTATTCATTATTTACAAGACGACATTTTACAAGGTGCTTTATATCATGCCACTTTGAGCGAGGATAATAACTCAATCATGGTAGACAAGAAGAAGCGTACTTTAAAAATTGATGCCGTTGATGCCTTGGTGAACGTATATTCAGAGTTGCCATATCATTGGGAGACATTTAGTGGTCATAAAGAGGCTGAGAGTAATTCAGTATTCGGAAACATGGATAATGACCAAGTTAATTCTTGGTTTAAGAATGATTTCGGCTTTTAAACAAGAAAGGACAAATATTCG